ACCGGATGGCCGCGCTTTGGGGTATGCTCCCCCCCCCCCGCGCGCGATTTTTAATTTGAATTAAAGATGGTCCAGACGCTCTCGTCCAATCATGTCGCGTCTGACAAGCTTATATATTTTTGAACAACTTGGGCCCTAAGTTGTTGGGTGTCCGTTATAAATTTAAAATTATTTGGCCCACTGCCTTTAACTCAAAATGCCTAAGCGCGATCTCCCATGGCGCGCGATAGCGGGAACCTCAAAGGTTAGCCGCAATGCTAACTATTCTCCTCGTGCAGGAAGTGGGCCAAGAAACAAGGCCTCTGAATGGGTGAACAGGCCCATGTACAGGAAGCCCAGGATCTACCGGATGATGAGGACCCCCGATGTGCCCAGAGGATGTGAGGGGCCTTGTAAGGTCCAGTCGTATGAACAGCGCCACGACATTTCACATGTCGGCAAGGTCATGTGCATATCTGACGTGACACGTGGTAATGGTATCACCCACCGTGTGGGTAAGCGTTTCTGTGTGAAATCTGTGTATATCCTTGGTAAGATCTGGATGGACGAGAACATCAAGCTCAAGAACCACACGAACAGTGTCATGTTCTGGTTGGTCAGGGATCGTAGACCGTATGGCACGCCTATGGATTTTGGACAAGTGTTCAACATGTTCGACAACGAGCCCAGCACTGCTACGGTGAAGAACGACCTACGCGATCGTTACCAAGTCATGCACAAGTTTTATGGTAAGGTGACAGGTGGACAGTATGCCAGCAACGAGCAGGCTATAGTCAAGAGATTCTGGAAGGTCAACAATCATGTGGTCTACAACCACCAGGAGGCTGGCAAGTATGAGAATCACACGGAGAACGCGCTGTTATTGTATATGGCATGTACTCATGCATCTAACCCTGTGTATGCAACGCTTAAGATTCGAATCTATTTCTACGATTCGATCACGAATTAATAAAATTTGAATTTTATTGAATGATTTTCCAGTACATAATTTACATACGATCTGTCTGTTGCGAATCGAACAGCTCTGATTACATTGTTAATGGAAATAACGCCTAACTGATCTAAGTACATGTTAACTAATTGTTTAAACCTAGCTAAATAAGTCGACCCAGAAGCTGTCATCGATGTCGTCCAAACTTGGAAGTTCAGGTAAGCTTTGTGGAGATGCAACGCTCTCCTCAGGTTGTGGTTGAACCGTATTTGTACGCTGTACACCCTGCTCCTCGTGTACAGCGGGTCCTCTACTCGGAATATCTTGAAATAAAGGGGATTTTCTATCTCCCAGATATAGACGCCATTCTCTGCCTGACGTGCAGTGATGGGTTCCCCTGTGCGTGAATCCATGCCCGGTACAGCCTATGTGGAAGTATATGGAGCAACCGCACTCCAGATCAATCCGCCGTCTCCTGATGGCCCTCCTCTTGGCCTGTCTGTGTGCTGTCTTGATAGAGGGCGGATGTGAGGGTGATGAAGATCGCATTCTTGATCGTCCAGTTTCTGAGTGCAGCGTTTTCCTCTTTGTCGAGGAAATCTTTATAGCTTGCACCCTCACCTGGATTGCAAAGCACGATTGCTGGGATACCTCCTTTTATTTGAACTGGCTTGCCGTACTTGCAATTTGACTGCCAGTCTTTCTGGGCCCCCAGCAATTCTTTCCAGTGCTTTAGCTTTAGATAGTGCGGTGCGACGTCATCAATGACGTTATACTCCACGTCATTTGAGTATACCCGGTGATTGAAGTCCAGATGTCCACTGAGGTAATTATGTGGGCCTAACGCACGAGCCCACATCGTCTTCCCTGTCCTTGAATCACCTTCAACTATGAGACTTACTGGTCTCTCAGGCCGCGCAGCGGCACCTCTCCCAAAATAATCATCTGCCCACTCTTGCATCTCTTCTGGAACGGATGTGAATGAGGAGAGGGGAAACGGCGGGACCCACGGTTCCGGATTCTTCTGAAATATTTTGGTTGCATTAGCAACCAGGTTGTGATGTTGAAGGAAGAAATGTTGCGGTTGTTCTTCCTTTATGATTTGCAGAGCTGCCTCTGCGGAACCGGCGTTCAACGCCTTGGCATATGAATCGTTAGCTGTCTGCTGACCTCCTCGAGCAGATCTGCCGTCGATCTGGAATTCTCCCCATTCGATGGTGTCTCCGTCTTTCTCGACGTAGGACTTGACGTCGGAGCTGGATTTAGCTCCCTGTATGTTCGGATGGAAATGTATTGACCTGGTTGGGGACACCAGATCGAAGAATCTGTTATTCGTGCACTGGTACTTCCCTTCGAACTGGAGGAGAATGTGGAGGTGAGGCTCCCCATTTTCGTGTAATTCTCTGCAGATCTTGATGAACTTCTTGTTCACCGGAGTGTTTAGGTTTTGTAATTGGGAAAGTGCTTCTTCTTTAGTAAGAGAGCACTTAGGATATGTGAGGAAATAGTTTTTCGCTGAGACTTTGGAGCGCTTAACCGGTGGCATTTTTGTAATAAGAAGAGTGTACCCCGGATGAGCTCTCAAACTTCTGTGTTATGAATTGGGGTAATGGGTTACAATATATACTATAACCCTCATTTACGGATTTGCAACACGTGGCGGCCATCCGCTATAATATT